TGCTTGCTTTGCGCCTTGTCTTTTTTCCACCATCTAATTCGGATTCATCTAATGGAGGAGCTGAAGCAACCGGCGGTGCAGCTGAAGAAGGAGGCGCTGCAAACGCAGCCTTTTCAATCATTCGCTTACTTAAAAACTCCTCTGTAGTTGGAAAGCGTCCTACACTTTGCACACATTGGTCTAACACGTCGGATGATAAATACGCCAGAACGGGAGATTGAACATCCGGTGCGATTCCAGGTGTGCGTTTAATCGGTTTTGCAACTACATCGCACGTCAAATGCAACATATTCAATTCTGAATTATGTTCACCGGTAGGTATCGGAAAATCTGGAGTTCCATTGACCATATTCAATGGCACAAATTGAGATATCATTGAAAATACGGTGTAACTCACTTGACCCGGATGGGCAAGCATTTGCGCAGGTGTTGCAATGTGAACTAGTGCTAAATATTCAAGCAATATTGATTCATTCAAATTTGACTGCACGCCCGTGCGTGTGTTGCATTTCTCCTGTAATTGACCAAATTTTACGTCGTATCCAGCTTTGCGTGTTTCATCAATTGTTGCTTGGGTTATTGCACCATGTCCAAACAACACATCCGCCCATAATTTCAATACTTTCACATGGTATTCATTTATTTTTCTATTCACAAGTGACCACATGGTTCCGCCATGCTGAATCGTATCACCAGTTTTTAAACACAGTTGGCGGGGTGTAGTGGGCATCGAATCATATCCGCTAGCAATTTGAGCCACTTCAGTGTTGCACAATGGAGTTAAATATGTTTTTACAAAATCCGCACCCAAATCAAATTGAGTCAATGCATATTTCACATCTTGTGATGTAATTATTGTTTTCTCCCCCAAATTGGCCTCAATGCGACTTGTAATCATACTCGCTAAACCGCCAACGCCACCTCGGTTATTAGGTCTAGTTGCTTCCATTATTGCGAATGATGCAATGATATTGCGACGCAAATTCACAACATCTTGTACGCTAAATGTTTCTGGATGACCCTCCACAAATGCCACCAACTCATTTTCTAGTTTACTTGCCCCACTTGCCATGGGATTGATTTACTTATATTATAATTGTTTATTTTATCCATTTTTCTCTCGGTTTACTTTGCAACGGATGCACGTTGTAAGACATGTCGTGGGGTTCTTGAAATCCAATGTTAGAGAGAAATTCATAAAAACAAATAAAATATATAATTATAATAAGCAACTAAATCCCAAATAAAATGAACAACTCGTTGATCACATTCAGTGCATTTTTACTGTTGTTTATATTTATTTCAGGCGGTGTAAATAAAATTATAAATTTCCAAGGAACGGTTGATTTCTTAAAGACAAAAATAAACGCAATTCAACTCAATCCGATATTTATCACAGCCGTCTCTGTCGCAATTATTTATTTTTATGTCAATCTGAACGTGTCAAATAATGCAATGAATGCGCCTTTGTTTATTCTCATTAGCATTGCATTGATCAGCATTCCAGTTTTGGCGTATTTTAAGCAAGCATTAAACACGAGCAAGCAAATGATTTCATTCATATACGATTCGGCAATTGTTGGAGTCATTGGATTACTCACATTGGGAAGTTTACTGATCCTGTATTCTCTTTACGCGAACAAGTATGAAGAATATGCGTATTTTGCGACGATTGGGTTGGCGGCATTTACCGCAATGACGATTTTAATTTTTCATTTTCCAACCGATCCATCGGAAATGATTTCATTCACAAAGAATCTCTCCATTTTCGGAGGGCTCATGTTATTGTCGCAACGATTCATTCGTTGATTATTGTTGTTCTTGAATTTTCAATTAGAGAGAAATTCAAGAAAAATGTACCGAATCCATGGAATTACGTTCCCTGACAGTAATAATAATCGGCAACGACCGTCTTGGATTTGACGTATCGGCTCATTTTTGCGGCGCACACGCCTTCCATGAGGGCTGCGTTTGCAATAGTAGGCCATGAACCCAGTAGTTGGTGCGTGGTCGCCTCTCTCTTCTCCACCTTTTTGCCTGTGGTCGCAGAGAATGTGTTGCTGGCATTGGTTGAAGCATAGTAGTCATCACGCAACGACACGCCATAGTAGCCCTCATTGTTTCCTTGTTCGGTCCACACGGTCGCTTTCAGTGCATGCGGCGATGCATTCAAATACGCCTTCAAATCCTTCATGTCCGTCTCAGTCAATGGCAATCCAACCGACTGCTTCCACTTTTGGTACTCTTTTAATAAAACCGAATTCAAAACCTTGCCACAGTCCGAAAATTGGCATCGTTCAAACAGAAATGTCTCCGCATTCGCACTCAGTGAAAGCGATGATATTTCTGATGCTGGCATTTTTTTATATTCCACCGTTTTCAGTTTCACGCCAAGGTATCCGTGCACCCCGCGAATGCGCTTGGCTTTGAACCGCACATCCAAATAATTCTTCAGCGCGTGGAACGTTTCCTTCGTCGGCTTGGTTTGACACCACAACCGGAACCGGCCCTCCATGCTCACCGACGACTCCTCCACGTCGGGGCGCACAATGCACGCCACTTTGATGAATTCGTTGAACTTCTGCGTCAGCTCGTCCTCAGGCAGCAGCACGTTTTGATACACGGATTGGTGACCCGCCGCAACCACCTCCAGCTCCTGCTTCTGTTTGGCCGCGAGTTCCCGCAACTCGTTCAGTTCCTGTTCCTGTTTTGCCGCCATTTTTTGCAATTCACGGTTCTCGGCTTCCAGCACCTCGTTGCGCTGCATCAGTCGGTTGAAATTGTCAATGCTGTATGTGCGCGAATGAATGATGTCGGCAATGTGTTTCTTCAGTCGCTCAATCGTGAAATACGTGCTGTCGTATGCAATTATTTCGGTCTTGTTTTTGCCGCCCACTTCAATGCTGCGAACCTGGCGCTTGATTTTCGGATACGACTTGATCAGGTTTTCTATCTCCACCTTGTTTTGCACCCGGAATGCGGCGACCAGCACGAAATTTTGGTATTTTTTGCGATGGTCCATCATGCGGGTGGAGAGGTCGTTCGTGTGTCCGAATTTGATGAGCTTCTCGTTATCGGCATTCGTGTTGTCAATTGTGCCAAAGTAGATGCACTCCGTGTTCAACGGGAACTGCCCAATAATCGCCAGCTCTACGGCGCGCTGTTTCTCCTTCTTCGTGGACTGGATCATGGAGTCCTTTTCTTGGAGCATGGATTCCTTTTCTTGGAGCATGGATTCCTTTTCTTGAATGACGGCGTTTTTCTGTTCCAATTGATGTTTGAGTTCATCCGTCTCTTCTTCCACAATTTGGTGCAAAACCTCTTCCATCTTCATGTAATACTCGTGGATTTCCGACGCCTTTTTCGTTTGTGCCTTCAGGCACAGCGACTTGAAACAACGAACGGTGAGCATGATGATTTGCTTGTTGTGACCTCCACGACTTTTGGGAGTTTCTTGAAGATCCGCATTTTTGTAATCAATGTCAAGTTTGAAATGTTTTTCTAATAAGGTAACAGCATATACCTTTTGTTGAAATCCTAACCATTTCCAGACATTGTCCAAATCAACGACAAAATCCATATTTTTGTCATAATTCAGGTAACAATAAAAGCTACTCACAAACAACTGTTGCTCAAAACCAGTGAATGATTCCTGAATTTTGGTCAATAGCCGTCCATTGTATTCATGCGACAGTCGGGTGATGGGGTTTTTCTCAATGAGATCAACGATGTCCAGCTCCTGCTGTTGTTGTTGTTGGGGTTGTGTTGCGGGTTCCATTGTGGTATGGGTTTATACTATACCTAAGCGGACTCTGTTTAAGTTGTTTTGACGATATATGTTTTTATAAAATCAAACCACGAATATCAAAAGCAATCATTTGAGTGGAGTGTGGAATGTGCTATTATAATTTGAAAATGTTTGCTTTCGCGTATACGAGAGCAGACATAAATGTGAAGCGCTTTTTCAACATGCTACGCCAATGGAGGAGCGCTTTTGTTGGTGCGAATCTTGCTTTTGTTGCGGACAAAGCAAAATTTCACCATTTGCTCTTTTTTACGTTGATTTTGGGCCCCTTTTTACCCGAGTTTTTGGGGTCATAGTTCTCCTCTTCATCATCCGAGTGCAGATCTTTGGAGATTTCCCAGAATTCCTTAGAGCCCAGCTTGAACGGGCCGTGCTGTTGCGCCTTGTACCAGAAGATTTGCTCCTGCAGTTTGTTGGATTTCGCATTGTTATTGATCACCAAGCACTCAAAATTCTCGGTGCACTGGTCCATCACCTGACAAAAGCTCTCAAATGTGGGGAACATGCCCGCGTAGTTCTCGTAGATGCGTTTGCGATTGGCAATGTAGGGTTCGCGCAGGATAAACACGTAATCAATATTCGTGCGCAAATTGGGCGGAATACCGAGAGGATATTGCATTGTGATGACTAACATGATCTTCCAATGACGCCCGTTCATAAAGAGGAGGCGCATCATGACGTCCTTGGTCCATTTGTTGTCATACAAACAGTCGTCCAGGACGACGAAGGTGCGGGGGTCAATGGTGGATCGTTTGTACGTTTCAATCTCCTTTTTCATTTGTTTGAGGACGGCCTTTTGGCGTTTGAGGATGTTTTCAATGATGGCAGTGTTGTAAGCGTCGTGGATGAAGAGTTTCGGGACGTGGGCTGCGAAGAAGCCGTTTCCGGCTTCGGTGCCGGAGATGACGGTGCCGATGGGGATGTCTTGGTGGTGGAACATGAGGTCCTGGACGAGGAAACTTTTACCGGTGTCACGGCGGCCGATGAGCACGATGACGGGGCCCTTGTTTTCATCGGGCCTAAAGCTGATGGAGCGCATATCAAATTTGGAGAGTTCCAAGTTCATTTTATAATTGTAATTATTTATTTGCACTTATTACACTACAAATAAATAATATTGGCAAATGTTAAACGCACTAAGCGAATAACAAAGAGCGACTTAAAGCGAATAACAAAGAGCGACTTAAAGCGAATAACAAAGAGCGACTTAAAGCGAATAACAAAGAGCGACTTAAAGCGAA